ATGCCGCCCCGCATGATGAAGCCGGGGCTATTGATTGCTTTGCCGCGCCGTTCGGCGCGGCGGTGTTTGCGCGCATGTTTGCGAGCACTGATGTTTCGTCGTCTCATGGAGTCTCCTTCATGAAGTTGGGGGGGCGTCAAGCCCCCCCAGTATGCCCGGTTTCGGGCGTTGGACCATCGATCCCTTGATTAAGATGGTCCTATTGACACCGGTTGCCGGTGTCAGTTGTTGTTGGCGTCAGCCATCTCGTGGCGGATAGCCTCCTCTAGGGCCTCGGAGTACCTCAGCAGTTGCCTCCTCCGTTGCTTGTGCCGGATCCGGTACAGGGCGACCGTGGGCTCCCCCAGGGCGTCCATTTCCTGGATGGTGGCCAGGGTGTGGTTGAGCTGACGTTTCAGCTTGGTGGCCTTCTCGTTCAGCCCTGGTCCGAATACCGCCGCGAATGAGGCTGGAACAGTCGCAGATGAGGCGGCGGGTTGGCTCGATGTGCCCTTCTTCGGTGACTTGGCCGAGCTCCCAGAGCTCGAAGTGGTGCGGCGCTTGGGCGATGCCATTGGTGTCCTCGGTGTTGTTGATGGTGCGGGCCAGAGCGGCCTGCACCTCCTTGTCGTTGGGTCCGACGAAGGGCTGCATGTAGTAATCGAGTAGCCGGTCGCGGACGGCGTAGATTTTCACGTCTGACCTTCTTTCTGCTCCGGCGGCGTTGCCGGCGGGTGGAGTATGGTGTTTAGTTGTTCCATCGTCAAGTTGTCCAGTTCGTCGATGGTTTTGTGGCGCAGTGGTTCGGGCAGAGCCTCGCGCAGTGCGTGGACCTCGCGGACCTGTTCGTAGGCTTCCCGCAGGTCTTTGGGTTGTGTGCTGTGGTCGATGTACTGCGGGGGTCCGCTGCGGCCTGTGGCGACACCGGTCACTCCGTATTTCTTCAGAATGACGTTGATGTTGGTGTCGTCGGCTTGGCTCTGGTCCGCAAGGCTCTTACCGTCGTTGGTGGTGCGCCCTTTGGCGCGGCGTTGTTCGTGGTTCATGGTCAGTCCTTTTTGATGAAGTTGATGGCTTTGGCGACTTCGGCAGCGATTTTGGCGGCCCAGGAAGCGCCCGCGCCTGCGCTGCCTACGGTGTCCCAGACCTCGGCTGCTGCCTTGGCGCTTGGTACCTGGTACTCGCTGAGTGAGGCTTCGGCCCTGGCTTTTCTGAGGATTTCGGGCATCAGCTTGTTGAGCTGCTCGAGCTGAGCCCTTGTTAGGTCGGCGTCTGCAATGATTTTTTTGACACGTTCGTTGACCTCTTTGGTTGTGCCGGCGATTTGTTCGCGGCGATCGGCCGCGTTCATCGACGCATAGGGTAGTTCCCATGTTTTGATTTGGTTGTCGATGTCGACGGCGGTAGCTTGGTTTTTTGTGAGTTCCGTCTGGGCCTGCATTTGGGCGAGCTGTGTCGCCATTTGCAGTTTGGATGCGGCGCTGTGGGTCCCCCTGGAGAGCGCGTCCACCGGTTGTACGGTGGCGGCGCTGACGTTGGGGGTAGATGCGCCTCCCTGGCTGTAGGCCAGCATGGGATTGAGTCCCGCCGCCTTGAGGTCCTCCACGCCTCGTTGCCATGCGGTGTTGCTCATCCGCTCTTCCCATTGTTGCTGCTGTTTCTGCAGGGCGATGTTGGTGCGGTTGGCTCGCTTCTGGGCGCTGCTGCCCAGGAGACCACCGACGAGGTCCACGGCTGGACCGAGGAAACTTAGTAACCCCATAGTTTTCTCCATGCTGATCGGACGGCGCTGCGGCATGCCGGGCAGTGGCAGTGCCGCAGTTCTAGGATGGTGTAGAGAAGCCAGCGCATCAGAAATGGTCGATGAGGCCGGGATCGCCGTAGGTCGGGAGCATCCTTGCGACGCGGCTGTCGTGTTGGATGTCCATGATGATCTGCGCACTCCATTGCGCGGTGTCGGTGGCGAGGCTGCGTGCCAGGACCTCTTGGGTCTTGTCGGTGATGAACGCCGCGTTGAGCGCCGGTTCTCCGCTGAACTCCTCCGACAGGTGCCACCAGTCGATCGGCTGTGCGGCTGTGCTGCGTAGTACGCCGGTGATTTCGTTGGGCGTGTAGCGCATTTCTGCGTAGCGCTCTTGGTAGCCCCATGTGGCGTTGGAGGGTGCGTTGTTGGCCGGTTGGTAGATTTCCTGTGTGCTGACGGCCTGTTCGCCGATGTGGGCGAATACCGGGAACGGGTAGTCCAGGCGTGTGAGTCGGCGCCAGTGGCGCCGGGTGCCCTGTTGGTACGTGGGCGTTGCCCTGACTACGGCCAGACCAATGATGTACCCGTGCTCCTTTGCGGCGTAGGTGAACGTGCGCTTGCTGCTGCCCGCGTGCATTTCCGCGCCGAGGTTGCCGATCGGTGATACGTCCGCGCCCACGGTGGTGTCGTAGGCGGCGGTCTGTGCGATCGGGTTGATCGTGACGGGGATTTTGCTTCCGCCCAGGTACTCCGGCCTCTGCAGTCGGGCGTCGTCGCTGCGCGTGCCCCAGTGCGCCATGAGTTGTTCGGTATACCGCGACCCTCCCCTTGCATCTCGCTCCAGCAGCTTTTGGGTCTGGAAGGCGAGTCGTAGGCTGTTGATGGTCGCGGCGGTTGCGTTTGTGAGGTCCGCGTACAGTTGCGGTGTTTGTCCGCTGGAGCTGGCCGCGCCCCAGGTGGTACCGCTGCCTGCGGCTTGGCTGACGATCTGCCGGTGGGTCGTGGTCCCTTCCACGGTGACGGCTACGCTGTTGCCGGTGGCGATCGTGGAATCCACGTACACCGGCGCTTCGGTGCCGAGTGGGATGTCTACGGCGTCGCCTTTCTGTGGCCACGGCAGGGAGCTGGTGAAGTAGTCGTGGCGCTTGTTTGCTCTAAGGCAGGTTTGATCCCAGGCGGAGCCGTTGTTGAAGAGGCCGCTATATTGGGTGCTTCCGCGCCAGTCCTTGGGCCATGTCCACTCGGGCTGGAGGTTTTGGTCTCGGAACCATTCGTTGTAGATCTTGAAATAGCCGAAGATGGGGTATGCGTTGATGTAGTACCCTGCTGTGTAGGTTTGCGGCATGATCCCGAAGTGGTCGAATACGCCGTTGAGGATCACTGGCGTTCCGCTCATGGCCGCGTTGGTCGGTCGGACGACCGGTACCTCGATGTCGGTGTCGGTTCCGGTGATGAAGTCCTCCCAGAGTTCATCGTTGATTCGGTTCGGGACGAAGAAGTAGAACGTTTCGAGGTCCATGTCGTCGAGTAGCGGCGCGATGGGCGTTGCCAGGCGCGCCATGATGGATTCTCTGTGTTGCCAGGTGTCTCCGGGCAGTACCTCTTCGCACATGATGGGTACGAGTTCGCTGGCGTTAAATGCTTGCTTCCGTGTTTGACGCATCGGGAATACGGACCGCGGAATATCTGCGCGTGGAACGAGGGCGAAATTGTGTTGCCTTGCAGTTTTGTTTCTCAACATTGCAGTCTCCTTCCTTTCTTTGGTTTGGTTATCCACAAGTTATTGGGGGCTTTCTAGCCCAATAACTTCGTGGGTAACCTCTCTTGTTTCCGCGTGTAACGCGCCCCCCTCTAAGGGGCGCATTTACACGCTCTTGGTCTTTCTCTGTACGTGTGCGTGCGCGTTACGCGCGCGCGCGCGATTCTCGATCTTGGTCTTTGGTTTGGCTTTATTTGCTCTTTCGGTTTTGATCTCCTCTGCTAGTCTTGGTTTGATTTCGCCTAGCCAGCGGTCGTACGCCTTTGGCGGTTTTTGGCGTTTGCCGTTGATGATGACGTAGTCGTTGTATTCGAGCTGGTCCCGGTTCTGTATCCACCAGTCTTTGCCCAGGTTGTCGGACATGAATGCCCTCGGCTGTTCGACGGCGACGAGTTCGCCGGTGGTTTCGTCGATACGGACGTATCGTTGTTTGCTGCGTAGTTTTTTGGTGACGTAGCTGGCGGTGTAGCGGGCAGTCTCGAATGTCAGCGCTCCGACTTCTACTCGTCCTAGTCCCCAGCACCTGGTCACGGCTTCTTGTGTCCAGAGCAGGTGCGGATTCTTTCTGGTGATGATTCGTTGTTCGGTGAAGTCGTGGCCGAAGATGCACAGGTGGTAGTGCGGTCTGAGGCTTTGGTCTCCGTATTCGCCTACTGCGTAGTAGCGAAGTTTGCCGAAGGCTTTTCGTGCTCGTTTCAGGAACTTGGTTAAGTCCTGGTAGTTGAGGCTCCCGTATGGCGGGAGAGTTTGGTCGTTGTACGTGAGTGTTAGGAAGGCGTTGCGTTCGTGGGTTTGCGCTTCGTGCGCGATTCTGACTGCTGCTTGTCGTGCTTGTTCCTCCCGGCAGCATATGCAGGTGCCGCAAGGCACCTGCAGGCCGGTGTACGGCTCTATGTGGTACTGCCAATCAGTGGCTTTGAAAAAAGCAAGACGCCCGGAGGGCGTCTTGTGGGCGCGGATTGGAGCCGCGCAAGGCATCAGAGTCTGATGCCGCCCCGCATGATGAAGCCGGGGCTATTGATTGCTTTGCCGCGCCGTTCGGCGCGGCGGTGTTTGCGCGCATGTTTGCGAGCACTGATGTTTCGTCGTCTCATGGAGTCTCCTTCAT